AACACCACTTACATCACAAATTACAAGTGCAGGAGCCACAGGAGGAGCAGGAGGAGCAGGAGTTTACGATCCACCAGGTAATATAAACAGTAGCTCTATTAGTCCTTTAGTACAGGGAGGAGTAAGTGGATCTGGTGGGAGTAACGGTGGTGGTGGAGCAAACGGTATTACATCTTGGAAACCTTTCTATTCATTAGGCGGAGCAGGAGGAGGCGGAGCTGTGAGTGGTTCAACTGGAAATGGAGGAATTGGAGGAAATGGGGGTATAGGTGCTGGAGGTGGTGGTGGTGGAAGTGCTGGAGGAGCAGGAGGAAGTGTAGGTGGAAGAGGTGGAAACGGAGGAGACGGATTAGTAGTAATAATATCATTTTAATAACAAAAACAAAAACAATTATGAAAAAATTTTATTTAGAAGTAACAATTTTTCCTATACTTTGGAAAAGTATTACAAATTATATCTTAGATATAAAAAAGATCTTTACACCTGACTTTGTAAAGCAGAACTACCACAAACATGTTAGTTATTCTTTAGTATTAACATTTTTTGCTATTTGGTTTTTATTTGCTTTTGCTCATTTAAGAGATACAGGAAATTTCTTTCCAATCTTTGTAGGAGGATTTGGAGCTTATGCTGTTAACTGGTTAAGAGAAGCATACTACAATTATAAATCTAAAGATGAAATTAAATTTGATCAAACAGATATTAATATGGGAAGTTATGGAGGTATACTAGGAGCAGTACTCTATTTACTATTACTAGCATAGTTGATTTATTAAAATAAATTTACTAACTTATAATAAAAATAAAAAGTTAATGGAATCAACAAAATTATCACAAGAAGTTATTGATCAAATAAAATCAATACAACAAAAAAATCAAGCAATAGAAGTTGAACTAGGTCAAATTGAGCTGGTAAAACTATCTATTAAACAAAGAAGATTAAATGCAGAACAGTTTTTATCTGAGTTAAAAGACGAAGAAAAAACTCTAGCAGAATTTCTAGAAGAAGAATACGGAACCGGAACTATTAATATTGAAGAAGGTATTTTTATATCTAATCAATCACAGGAAGAGTAGAATAATAGTAACGAAATAATTAAGGAGGGTTTTGACTCTCCTTTCCTATTTATTAGAGAATAAAAGACCTTCTTATTTAGTTTAGGTTTTCTCAATACATAGATTATTAAAAAATAACTAACACAATTTCAAAAACATGGCAGAATCAATTATCTCTCCAGGGGTATTTACAAGAGAAAACGATATATCTTTTGTACAACCAGCACCAGTTGCAGCAGGAGCAGCATTTATTGGACCAACAGTAAAAGGGCCTGACAATCAGCCAACTATTGTAACTTCGTATAACGATTATACTAGGAAGTTTGGTGAGACATTTACTTCAGCGTCTAATACTTATGAATTCCTTACTTCAGTTGCTGTAAAGAACTATTTCTCACAAGGAGGTCAAACAGCATTAATTACAAGAGTTGTTTCAGGATCATATACTGGAGCGGTTTCAACAAATATTTTTACAGGATTAGATAAAGCAAGTGGTTCAGGAAATATAGTATCTCAGTCAGCAAATGGACAGCAATACGCAGTATCATATGCTGGAACTACATATACCTTTATTGCTACAGGATCAGTACCAGCAGATAGTCCATCAACAAATACTTGGTACTTTGCAACAGGATCTAACGTAGCAACTACAATAACTAACCTAGTAGCAGAAATTAACGGAGCATCAGCTTACGTACCTGTTTCAGCTTCAGGAACTGCTACAGCATTAGCATTAACAGCTTCAGTAGCAGGAACACCTTATAATGCACTAACATTTTTAACTGGATCAATAGCAGGAGCTACACCAAACTTCACTTTATTTACTTTAGCAGGTGGAACAGATCAAGCACCATTTACACTAACAACATTAGGAAAAGGTATTACCTATAACAATGCAACAGGAGCAGCCGATCCAGGAGCACAAAACTCAGACGGATCATTAGTATCAGGTTCATCAGATAATGTAAGATGTCAAATTGCAAATGTAAATACAGCACTAGGTACATTTACACTACTTGTAAGACAAGGTAATGATAATACAAACAATCAGATAATTCTAGAAACATTTACAAACTTATCATTAGATCCAAAATCAGAGAACTACATTGAGAAAGTAATCGGTAACCAGTACGTAACTGTAGCAACAGATTCATCAACAGGAGTATCATATAACTACTTCCAAGGTACATTCCCAAATAGATCAAACTACGTAAGAGTATCTGGCAATGTACGAACAACTCCTGACTATCTAGCAAATGACGGAATAACAATTAACACCGATTCATCCGGAGTTTCATATTCAACATATTTACCAAGAGCTGCTTCAGGATCATTCTATAATGCATCAGGAACAGTAAAATCAGGAGCAAAGTATTTTGCAGATATTTCAAATAATTCAACAGATATTCAAGGATTAACAGGAACAAATTATACTACAGCAATCTCATTATTATCAAATAAAGATGATTACCAGTTCAATATAATTTCCACACCAGGTTTAATCAATCAAAACTCAACAGCTGGAGCTAATACAACAATTTCATCAATTATATCATTAGCAGAAGATAGAGGAGACTGTATTGCAGTAGTTGATTTAGTAAGAACAGGATCAATCTTAAGTGATGTAACAACACAAGCAGTAACAATTAATTCATCATACGCAGCAACTTACTGGCCTTGGGTACAAATACAATCAGCTACAGGTAGAAACGAATATGTACCAGCAGGAACAATCATTCCAGGAGTTTATGCATTTACAGATGCAGCTACAGCACCATGGTTTGCACCAGCAGGACTTGTAAGAGGAGGTCTTCCAGGAGTAATTCAAGCAGAAAGAAAATTAACTAAAGGTGATAGAGATACTCTTTATGCATCTAAAGTTAACCCAATTGCTACATTCCCAGGAACAGGTATTTCAGTATTCGGTCAAAAAACATTACAAACTAAAGCATCAGCATTAGATAGAGTAAACGTTAGACGTTTATTAATAGAACTTAAGAAGTTTATTGGTGACCAAGCTAAGAACTTAGTATTCGAACAAAATACTATAGCAACTAGAAATAGATTCTTAGCGACAGTAAATCCGTACTTAGAATCAGTAGTACAGAGACAAGGTCTTTACGCTTACAGAGTAGTAATGGATGATACAAACAACACAGCAGATGTTGTAGATAGAAATCAACTAGTAGGACAAATCTTTATCCAACCAACAAAAACTATCGAATTCGTAGTACTAGACTTCATAGTTGAGCCAACTGGAGCTACATTTGCATAATTTAATAACAACACATATTTATAATAAAATAAATAAACAAAAATGGCAGTATTAGATCCAAACGAAATAATGTTCAGAGCTTTTGAACCAATGGTTCAGCACAGGTTCGTAATGTATATAGATAACATTCCAGCATTCATGATTAAGAATGTGAAGGTACCAAACTTTCAAGATTCAGTAATAAAACTTGATCATATCAATACCTACAGAAAAATCAGAGGTAAAAGAGAGTGGCAGGATATGGATATGACTTTATATTCACCAATCACACCTTCTGGAGCTCAAGCAGTAATGGAGTGGGCACGTCTTGGATATGAATCAGTAACAGGTAGAGCTGGTTATTCAGATTTCTATAAAAAAGATTTAACTTTAAATATTTTAGGTCCTGTTGGAGATATCGTAGGAGAATGGATTATTAAAGGAGCATTCTTAACAAAAGGAGATTTTGGTCAATTGGACTGGACTAATTCTGACGGAGTAGTGGAGATTGCAATTACAGTAGCAATGGATTATTGTGTACTCAACTATTAATCAAGTACAAATAAAATAGTAAGAGCCTGGTTTATCCAGGCTTTTTTTATAAAATTTATTTTCATATATTTATATATAGAACTAGTTACTAACAAATAAAATTTATGGAACAAAAACAAAAATTTCCTACCGAAATGGTAGAACTTCCTTCAAAGGGTTTACTTTACCCAAAAGATTCTCCTTTAGCAGAAGGTAAAATCGAAATGAAATAC